TCTTCACGCCGCTTCCAGTCATGCGAATCTCACCGGACACCTCCAGCGAACCGTCTGCGTCAGTAATCGAACCACCAACGTAGACTGTAGAGTTGCCGTCCAGTACGCCACCGCTCGATACAGCAAGATCACCGACGACGGTTGTCAGGCTATTCAATCCGTCAAACTCACCGGCTGTCACCGTAAGACTGTCGCACGTGAGCGCTGCAGATAACTGCTTGGTGGCTCCACTGTCGTTGATAACTAGGTTCTCGATTGCGTTCCCGTCGGTGTCGATGGTCTGGGTGCCGCTACCAGCACCCGAAAGCCTGAGTGTTCCAGTGCCCTTGGTGTAGGTGCCGCCGCTGAAATCGATGTCACCCTTCACAATGATGTCGCTATTGTTGCTGTTGTCGAGCGTTCCGCTCACGGTCAAGTCGCCTGGGCTGTTAGTCCCGCCAACAGTAAATTCGTACCCACCCGAAATCGTCACTGAGCCGGATACAACCAGATACGGAAAGCCTTCACTCGATGAAGAGTCCCAATCGTCACCTATCGTGAACGTTTTGCTTGTACCGCTCAGTGTGACCATGCCGTTGCTGTTTGCTCCATTGTTGATGCGACCGCCTGCGTCTGTATATAGATCCCCTGTGACTTCTAATTCACCATCCCCAGGAGCGATACGGCTAACGCCTGTTCCACCTGTTCTTGTCAAACTCACATCGCCAACGGTAACATCTGGGCCGGTTATTCCCATCGTAAACGCAACGTCCTTTGTGCCACCCGTCACCACCATGGCCAACGTGTCCATTGTGATGTCGTCCTGCGCTATGACGCGAAGCAGCGCTGATCCATCTCCTGTCGCGTCAATATCGCCGTAAGTTCCACCTGCAAGTTCATGATCTGCTTCTACGTCAAAATACAGTTTTGCGGTGATCGTTCCGGTGTTGCTGGTTACATCCCCATCCACCGTCACCTTACCTGTTCCGGCAGTGTCGGAGAGCGTGCCGCTTACCGACAGATCGTTTTCCACCACAACATGGCTTCCGTCAATGTCAAGCGTGCCGCTGACGGTCAAGTCGCCTGGACTGTTTGTGCCGCCAATTCTTGCTCGATACCCACCGACCATCGTGTAGGATCCACTGACTACAACTGCAGGAGCGAAGTCGGTATCCTCTGCAATCGTGAATGTTTTGCTTGCGCCCGTTAGTTCTATTGTCCCGTTGGACGATGACCCAACCCCGATGTTTGCATCTGTGCTAATCGACACATTGCCGCTGATGGTTGTATCGCCATTTCCAGCCGCATAATAGCAGTTGTTGCTTCCGTCATTCGTAAGCGTAAGATCGGCAAGAATCACGTCGTAATTGCCATTGTTGCGGAATCCCATGTTGCTCGCGCCCGTGTTATGGATTGTCAGGTCGCCAAAGGTTGCCGCGCCCTGCAGATCGGTGAACAAGTTGCTGCCGTTTAGCTCAACGTCGCCGTAGGTTCCCGCCGCTATGTCGTGGTCGGCTGCCACATCGAAGTAGATCTTGGCGCTGATCGTGCCGGTGTTGCTGCTCACGTCGCCGTCAACAGTCACCTTGCCGCCGCCGTCTGTATCAGACAGAGTTCCACTTACCGACAGATCTCCTTCTGCGACAATATCGCTTCCGTCAATATCAAGAGTACCAGTCACAGTTAAATCGCCTGAGCTACCGGCATCACCAATACGCGCCTGATACCCACCGACCAGAGTGTACGACCCACTGAACACTGCTTCAGGAGCGAGGTCCGTATCTTCTTCGATCGTGATTGTCTTGCCCGATCCTGAAAATTCCATAGTCCCGTTGGCTAATGAACCGATTCCTGGGCCTGTGCCTGCACCAATAAATATATTGCCGCTGAAAAGATTATATCCATCTCCCGGTGCATAGTAGACATTCCCTGAACCACCAGTTGACATCGAAAGATTTACCATAGTCACATCGTAGTCACCGGCATTACGCCAACCGCTATCGCCAGCGGGGCAGTCAATAGTCAGATCGTCAAGAGTCACATCACCCGATAACTGCGTAAAACAATTACCTGAATTCAGTTCAATATCGCCGTAAGTTCCTGCGGCCAAATAGTGTATGCCACCACTGTCAAATAATAGCTTTGCGGTTATCCCTCCGCTGTTGTTGGTTACATCACCGTCAAGCGTGATCTGAGCAGGTGTCCCGCCGCCATCAGCAAGCGTGCAGCCTGCAGCGTTGGCAATATCGCCGGTGACCGCTAAGTCGTAACCGTCGATGTCGATCGTCCCGGTGTAGTTGTCGGTACCTCCTGTGTTGCCTGACCGGGTGTAGAGATTACTGCACGTACCCGCAGCGCTCAACGTGCAGTCATCTCCGCTGCTCGTGTCGCTGAAAAGAGCGTCGTCCGAAGCAGTCGGAACGCCAGCGCCACCGGCACCGCCCTCAGTTGCGCTCCAGTTGTTGGCGCTGTTCCAGTCGCCGTCGCTATCGTCGTTCACCCACCATCTATCGGCCATGGCTGCTCCCTAGCTTCTGATCCTACGGGCGGTCGATTGTGATCAGCTCGACGACGACCCCGCCAGCACCCTGGAAATACAGGATCTGGTTGTCGGCGTTGAACGACCCCACCACCACGCCCTTGTCCGCCTTGATGGTGAACGGCTCGACGCCGTTGGCTCGCGTGGACATGCTCACGTCGACGCTCGTGCGCGCCTGGATCAGCAGCGCGTTGCACTCGTTCGGAACCGTGAACGCATCCCACCCGCCGGTCAACGTCAGGTTGCGCGTGCAGAAGGGACTCTGCTTGCTTGCCATCTCACTTCCTTTCTCTGAACAGGGAGTCCACGATCAGGAGCATCCCGCAAATCCACATGACTATGAGCAAGGCGAGCATCTAGCCCGCCACCGCTTTCTGGAGGCCGAGCGCTTCCGCGAACCGGCTGAAGTCCTCTCCCTTGAGCAGCACGTTCGCAGCTGGGAACCTTTCGTGCACGTGCGCCGCCGCTTCGCGGTCGCCTGTGTAGTAGACGTACGGGATCTCCGGGTGGTGGTGCTCGATCTCGCGCACCACGTCCTCGCCCGTCGCGCTGCCCATGAGCGTGTGATCGACCACCGCGCAGATCACGTGCTTCGCATCCTCGTTGAGAACGGTGAGCGCGTCCTCCGCCCTGCTCACGATGCGACCGCGCATCCCGTTCGACTCCATCATGCTCTGCACCATCTGCGCGATCGACCAGTCGTCCTCGACGATCAAGCAGTAGCCGCCCGAGATCATTTGCCTGCAGATCATTCGCAGCTGCTGGCTTGAGCGGATGTAGCCGATCGTCTCTTCGCTGAAGTCCTTACGCATTGCCATCCCTCCACGCCTTGCACTCTTTCAGCACATCCTTGACCTCGATGCAGAGCTGGTTGTTCACGGCGATGCGCTCGCTCACCACGCCCATCATGTTGCTCGTCTCCTGCACGAGCTTGCGCCCCTCTTCCTGGTCGCCCTTCAGCTCGTCAAGAAGCCGACCATGCAGATACTTCAACGCAACGACGAGGGTCAGGATGATCGCGCCCTGCCCAGCGATCACCCACGTCACGACGCTGCTAACGCTCGTCACGTCTGGAACGTCAGGCATCAACCGCTCCTTCCCTTGCAGATCACCCGCTTCAGAAATCGCGGAGGACAGAGCACGTGCGTGCGTCCGAGCTGCTCCCGGTTCCGCGCGATGCGCTCGCGGAGCTGCTCTTGCGTCAGACTGCAGCCGCACACCTCCCCTGGAAGAACCTTCGCACCGCACTCCTGGCAGAACATCATGGCTCCTCCGTGTCCATCGCAACGTCCACGCCGCTGTTGCTGTCGAGCACCGGAATCAGGTTGCTGGCGATGACCATCTCGCTGCCGCGAGGATCGCTTTCTGGGAGCGGGTCTTCGCCCGCGATGCCGAGCGCGCGGTTGCGGTCGATCAAGCTTCCGTGAAACATCTGCAGCGCACGCGTCACCCGCGCGTCCTTCTCCTCGTGCATGTGTTCGATGTGGGACCAGTCGAAGCAGTAGCGCAGCCGGGAGTCGTGCGGGATGATCGCGTGCGTGAACTCCTCAGCCAGCATCTCCCAGCGTCCCTTGACCGTGTGCTGATAGAAGTACCGCCACGCGTCGGACGTGTTCGACCAGGGCGAGTTCTCCAGCCCGACCCAGCACCCAGCCACCAGGGGCGGCACCTCGTACACCTGACAGACGCGCACCTCGTTGTACTGGTTCATGTTCTTCCAGTCGATGCGGTCGAACGCAGTCAGGATCTCAACGCTCGTTCCTTCGCCGCTGAGCAGCAGCGCGTTTTTCCGGGCGTTGACGCCCATCTTCTCTTCGAGCACCTTGTGGAGGTCGTCTTTCTGGGGTTGGGTGAGCTGACGCTTCGTGGTCACCACCAGGGAGGGCACGTTCGTGAGCGCTTCGCCGACGTAGCGGTTCGAGCGCTCCTCCTGCACGATGGCGTTGCGTGCGGCGTTCGTCGGGCTGACGCTGCCCCACAGAGTGGCGGGGTTGATGACGCGGATGTAGATCATGTCCTGCACGTCGACCGGGAACGCCTCTTGTCCCGGCACCTGCACCTTGAACCCAGCCACCGTGCGCGTCTCCGGCTCGCTCGTCCTGACGTTCTTCTGCGGCTGGACGGTCACCCAGTGCGGGGGCAGAGGCCACAGTTCGTTGACGCCGCCAGCGCCGCTGTTCCACTTCCAGATGAAGCACTCACCGCAGAGGGACAGATGCTCGCTGATGTAGCGCATGAGCGCGCTGTAGCTCAGGCTGGGGTTGCTGTAGAACGGCTCAAGTAGCGGACTGTCCTGGATCACGCGGTCCTCGCCGTCGACGTTCGGTTCCTTCACGACGAGCGGTGCCTCCTGCACTGCTTGACTGACCGCACCCACGCAGCGGAAGATCACCGAGAGCTTGTCCTTCGCCTCGACCTGCTCGGTCTTCGTCAAATCCTTGAACGGGTCGAGCGGGTTCTTCTCGTCGGCGGTCAGCCCGAAGAACGCGCTCACGCTGCTGGACGCGCTTTTCGCGCGCATCCCCGCAAGGAACTCCCCGATCGCGTCGCCGAGATAGTGGCTCATCCTGCTGGTGAACTTCGTTGGCATCATACAAGCTCCGCGCTGAACCCGGACGACGCCGGGCCAAAGGTGAGTGCGAGGGCGTCGACGAGGTCTGGCGAACGCCCGCCGAGCCGCTTCTTGATTTCGTCCTTCTCCTCGATGCGGATCTGCCCGCGCCGATTGGGGCGGTGCTTGGGGATGAGCGTCTCGCGCAATAGGTCAGACCAATCGCCGATTCTGAAAGCGTGACCGTTTTGGTCTGGGTCCATGGCCTTGCGCATCGACCAGTAGCACTCAGCGCGGCTATTGGCGTAGCACATCCGGTCGTCAGCTCCCTCGCCGAAGTTGACTGGCGTCACGGCGAAGCCATCGTCGAGCAGGTTATCCACGACGCCTGCGCCGATGCCGATCACATCAACAAAGACCAGTGATGGTTCGAGCTTGTGCCGCTCGATTCGCTTTTTGACGATGCCAGTGACCTCCGCCACTCCCTTCTTAACGAACGTCTCCACGTCGTGTACCCCGGCATCGTCGCGCAGAACGAGCACCGTTCGGTCCGACCCATAACGGGCAACGTCCACGCCAAGACGCATGAGGCCGCGTTTCTTCGTTGGCTCCTGCCCCAGATGGCTCGACCACTCCGCAGGGATGACCGTGTCCTCCTCACTCGCCGGAAAATCGCCCTTCACTCTAGCGGTGTACTGGGGCGTACCCTCGCCATACTCGCGCTTCATCTCTTCGAGCCACTCAGAAGACGCCAAACCAGGAATGCCAAGCTTGGCAACGTCCTCACTGTTGATGTGGTGCTGTCGGAAGTCGGGGTTTTTGAAGGCGTCGTGGAAGGGACCGCTCAGATGGAGCGGGTTGCCGCTGAGAACGAGCTTGCTGTTGCTGCTCGCACAGAGACCTCTAATCGCCTCGTATACTTCAGGAGTGAGAGAACTGGCCTCGTCCACGATGACGCAGACGTGGCCGCCGTCCGGAACGCGAAAGCCGGAGAAGTTCTCCGGCACGTCGGGACTGACACAAAAGACCGACCACATCGGCTTGCGACGCCATTCGCCCGACGTCATCAGCCGACCGCCGAGATCGACGATACTCCTGCGGTGTAAGAACGCCAACGTCGCCCAGAGAGTTTTCAACACACCAGCCCAAGACGAACCGCTGAGGATCGTGTACGACGGAAAGTGGAGATCGGAAAAGAGCATCGCCAGGATGGCGAGTGCAAATGTCTTGCCCGCACTGTTGCCCGATCGGATTGCCATCAAACGGCAGGTCGGATCGAGAAAGTCGGACAAGATCGGGGTTTGATAGATGTGAGGAGTGACGCCCAAGACGTTGCGTGCGTACCACGTCGGCTCCGCACTGATGCGGTCGTGGTACACCTGCTTCTGTGCACTCAACACCTGGGCGGTTGCAACCATCTAGTCGGAGCCTCCGCTGGAGAGAAGATCCGTCACGCTCATCTTGCCGTCCAGGCTGATCGACGCGTCCATAGCCTGCCTGTACCGCTCGAAGTTAGCGCGGATGATGAACTCAAGCAACCGGTCGGAAAACTTGCGTTTCGTGCCGACCTGTTCGCCGTTGAAGAAAACAGGCTCGTCCCAGCCTTCTGAGCCGCGCCTGATTGCTTCATCGATACAGCGACGAAGCCCAATCTTCCGGGCTTCGTCAAATAGCTCCCTGAACTGTTCGTTCTCCTTATGCAGCCTCCAGACCAAGCGCTGGTGGACGCCGTTCGCCTCAGCAGCTCTGGTCACAATGCCATGCTCGGTGAGGCTCTTGAAGAAACCAGCCCACCAGCTGTCGTTCTCCGCGTTGCAAATCTTGCCCGGTCCCTTGCCTCTGGTCTCACTGGGAATCGGCTTATCGCTACGGCGACGGGCTCGACGGTACGCAGCCTCACAGGTCTTGCAACGAGACTTCTTGCCGCCTGGACCACGCTTCGAGTTGCCGAACTCGTCCAGCGGCTTGATCTCGCTACACTTGCTGCAACGGCGCTCGTCCACTGTCAACCTCCGATCGCCAACGCCGCCTGAACTCGCCGCAAAAGGCGGATACCGCCCGGCTGGCGGTCGCCCTGCTGCAGCTGCTCAAAGCGGCAATCTCAGTCAGAGTTGCTTCTCCGAAAGAGGCACAGAACAAAGAGGCACAGAGGCGGTGGCTATCACCCGGCATCTCGCCGATCACCTGCACCGCAGTCTCCAGCACCTCCGCCCTCGCTACTGGCTGCTCCACCGTCCTGGTCGGCATCTCCACCGCTGCCGCCTCGAACCGGATCATCTTCCGCTGCCAGCTCCGCATAGCGTTGACTGCTGATCTCATCACCACTCGCCTCAGCTCGTCACCATTCAGTCGATCCCCGTACCTCCGAATCGCCCGGTGCGCCGCTATCAGCCCCTCCTGCTTGAAGTCGTCTTGCTGATCGGGTCTCACTGCTATGTTGAACGCAGCCTTGCTGATATCGCTGTCCAGGTCCCTCAACGAGTGCATCTCCACCCTCCTCTAAAAGTATTATACCCCACCGCCCCCATCCCTGTCAAGTTACTGGCTTTTGCCACGCTATGGCCTTTTGCCACCCCCCTTCCTCGCTTTGTCCGCCCGCCCTCCTGCCCAGTTCAAGGCAGGTTGCCGCTCCCCTTGCCCTTCCGTGGGCCTTCCTCTGGCTTCCCTTGGCCTTCTTGAAGTTGGCCGGTGGTTTAGTACCTCGAAGCTCCGGAAGGCCAAGGGAAATCCCGGGAATCCCTGGGAAGCTCCAAGGATAGGCGGAGTTTCCGGGGGTTCGGCAGGGGTTTGATAACCGGAAGCTGCGGAAGCTCCTGGAAATGCCGAGGATAGGCGGAGCTTCCGACACTTCCAAAGAGCTTGACCTCTCCTGACCCTCCGGAAACCCCGAGAAACTCCAGGAAGCTCAAAGACTTGGCGCAACTTCTTGGGGTTCGCCAGAGTTTGATTCGGATAAGCTCCGGAAGCCCTGGCAAACTGCGCAACTTCTTGCACTTCCTCGCCGCAATCTCGCTCTGGCGC